GGTGTGCCCGTTATTCCCGCACCGGGTGTTACGCCTTTATGGGTGTGCGTCGATCCGACATTCAGCCCGTTGTGGGTCAAGATCGATCCTTTGATCACCACGTCGCCGTTCAGGGTTATTTTCCCGGTCAGGTTGATCGCTTCGGCCTTGCCAGTAATGGCGCTGTCCGTGACCACCGCCGAACTGCCACCGACCGCGATGGTCACGGTGCCGCTGGGCAAGGTAATGGTGTAGCTTTTGGCCTGCCAGTCGTAGACCAGCGAGCCGCCATCATCAAACCGCCACACTTCGACGTGGTCGCGGTTGTCCGGCGGTGCCCCGGCATCGCCATAAAGCCCCGGCACAAAGGTGCCCATGCCAGCCTGTCCGCTGGGGTTAAACAGCACGCCCTGCTCACCTATGCTCGGCGCGCGCCAGTGCCGGGCCTTGCCCGCTGCCACGCTGTGCCAGCGCACCCAGGCGCTGGTCCAGTCGCCGGTCGATACGCGGCAGGCGGGTGGTGACGCTGCCAAATCCACCGCGACCACGTAGCAAGGAATCACCAGGGCCGCGATCATGCGGTCGTGTTCAGCACTGGCGTAGCTCATGGCAGATCCTCGGGGGCGACGTAGTCTTCGTCGTTGACGCTGATCAGCAAGGTGCCCGGCAGCTCATCGGGCCATGGCCATTCTTGTTCACCGAGGTAAACGGTCTGCGTCCACTCCACCAGCCATACGGTGTAGCCGTCCAGTTCCGGGCGGGTCCAGTCCTGGCTCGACCGCTGAAACTCGGCCGGTTCAACCGGCAAACCCCACGACTGGGCGCGTAACAGTACCGCCAGTTGTGTGGCCAGATGAACGGCTTGCGGGTAGTGATCGGCGCGGATCACGTCGACAATCACCCGCGCTTCAAAGGTGAAGGTCAGCGTGGTTTGCCCGGTGCCAATATCGGTACCAGGTTCGATATCAGCGATATCCAGAAACACCGCCGGGAGCGGGATGTGTTGCTGGATGTCCGGCCAGAAGCTAACGAGTTGCACGCCCGGCAAGTGCTGCTGGAGGTGCTGCTCGATGGCCTGATACAGCAGGTCGAGGCTAAACGGTGGTTCAGGCACGGCGTGTCCCCTTCAAGTATTTTTGCAGCTCGAAGTTCATTTCTTGTTTGAGGACGTGCATCAAGCGTTCGTCGGCCTTGCGGCTCCAGGCATCGAAGTGAGGGCGCACGGCGTCCAGTGAGATTTTGGCTTTGGCCAGCGGGAAGCGGTCACTGTTTTCACCGACGAAACCGGAGCTACCCCCGGTACGGGATGAGACCTCGCTATCAGGGTAATCAGCCGGGTTGAAGTGCTTGCTCGCGGTACGAATCCACACGTCAGCCTGATTGCCATACACCTTCTTATAGAAAGCCCCCTGATAACGCCGCCCCGCCACCGACACGCCCGCCTTGGTCTGACGGGCGCGCCCTGCCCGGCTGGCTTCCAGCGGGTTAATGCCGAACCACAATTTGCCGCGCATTGCACCGCCTTTCACCGGGTAAGTGATCAAACGCTGCCGCACAGCTCTCACTGCAATTTTTTCTTGCTTACCTACATTACTGGCGATTTTTCCGCGCAACCAACCGAGCGTTTTATTGATCGCCCGTCGCTGAGCTTTGGCGGCAGCCTTGGGCACCAGGATGGCCAAGTCTGCAAACGCTTTCAGATCATCAGCCGAGGCCTGGATGTGCAGCATGCCGCTGTTTTTTTTGACTTCACTGAAACTGCCGATGCTCATGGGCGTTTCCTCAAGATCAGCGACACCAGTCCGTCGCCGCTGGGTTCCAGTTGCAGCAGGTCGTAATCGCCGCCACCGTCCAGCGCAGGCAGGTCGATGGTGACTTTCAGGCCTTTGCTCAGGCCGTCAGAATCAGCCACCCGCACCACAAAGTGCGGCTCACGAATGGCCGTGTTCAGACGCCCGATCTGCGGCTGTTTCCACGGTGCCGAGAACATGCCCAGCACCGGTTCGGCGTGGCCTTCGATGTGGCCGGTGTCGGCCAGCACGTCGAAGATCACGCTGTCGATGTCGGCCACCAACTCGCGGATGCCCACGCTTACAACTCCAGCAGGATCTGCGCGCGCGGCCGGGTGCAGATGTGCAGCGGGTTGGACTGCGCTTCGCCGGCCATGCCTTTGTTGAACGGCATCGGCTCGATCTTGCTGTAGTACGGGATGCCCTGGGTGTTGACCGTTTCCATGTAATCGGCCGGGGCGAAGGCCGAGATGTACAGGTCGGGCACGCCTTCGGGAACGAGCAGAGCTTTGTCGTCGTGGACAAAAGGCTGGCCCGCGATACGGCCCCGGTAGCGCTCCCAAGTGATGCCGCCGAACTCAAAACTTTCACGCGCATCACCGCGCAAGGCAGCGGCTTGTTGGGTGTTGAGATAGGTTTTTTCGACATCATCATGGGTGACGAGCGCTTCCCAGAAAGTTTTGCCACAAAACGCTCGCGAACCGCTGGTAGTGGTACTGCCCAAGGCCACCTCTTGCAGATCAAGTGCCTTGAGGCATTGAACGCGCAATTTGGTACCAGCGTTGTTGAAACCCATTTTTAGCGATTGTTTCTCCACCCCAAAGCGCTGATACAGATCGAGCAACACGGTCTTGCCGTCAGCGTCCAGAATTTGTCCATTCAACGCGCCCATGCGCTGGAATTCGTGAGTCACGTCCAACTGGCGACGCGCCTTGAGCAAGCGCGCATTGACCACGTCCTGCACGGCCTGCAATTCGCTGCGGGTGCCGAAGGCGCGGATGCCCTGAATCTCATCGGCCTTGATGGTGAAGCGTTCGGGCAGGTGCACGGTGTTGAACGGGATCAACGTGCGTTTGCTGGCACCGACGATCAGGCCCGAGGTACCGCGCTCACCGGCGGGCACCAGGGCCAAGGTGTCACCGTCCTTTTCGATCTGTACGGTCAGGGTGGTGATGCCCTCTTCCTGAAACAGGCCAAGGCTGCTCAGGCGGCCGGGCTGGTACGGTTGTTCGTTGATGGCAGCGGTCAGCGACGAAACAGAAAACGCATCGTCTTCAAAGATGGCGATGTCGGCCATTGGGACTCTCCAGAAAGTAAAAACCCCGCTCGTTGGCGGGGTGCAGTAAAGAGATGGTCGGCTTAGCGCACGATCACAAAGTGTTCAGCCAGCGACTTTTCGCCCTCGGGGTCGAGGCCGGTCAGGTGCGCTTCGCTGACTTCGGCTAGGCGCACCACCGCACGGCCACGGCGCACGATGTCGGACTCGCCCAGCGGGCCATACAGAATGGCGACGGCGGTCTGGCTGCCGTCTTCGGCAGTAGGCACGTACGGTGCGAATTCACCCGTCGCGGTCACCAGCCCCAGTACCTGGCCGGGGTTCAGGGCCGGGCCAGCGGCCACGTTGATGGCTTCGCGGGAGATGTTGCCCGCGCCTTCGGAGAGCAGGAACTCGCCCGCGTGCATCGGCTCATGTTTGATGGTCATGCTTTTACCCCTGTCTGAGCGGCGCGACGGGCCGCGTAGATCGCGTTGGTGTCAGGTTGTTTGGCTTGGGTTTTGGGTGCCGGGTCGTCGTTGATCGGCAGGCTGTTGTCGATCTCAAACCCGCCGCCACTGACCAGCTTGTCGAACAGGCGACCGCGCACCGCTTCGGCGGTCAGCCCGGACGCCACGAACTGCTGGGTGAACTCAGGTAGCCGCGCCGCCACGCACAGGTCGCGCACGGCCTTGGCGTTGCTGATTGCGGCATTGACCGTGGCTTCGTCGACCAGCTTGGTGGTGTTGATGATGGGTTCGATCAGGTTGCTGATCCCGGCGGTGTTGCAGCTCTGGGTGATCAACAAAGCCAATGCGGCCGAGTCAACGATGGGCGGTTTTTCCGATTCTGGTTTAGGCTCCGGTTCTGGCGGCTGTTCTGGCGGCTCTTCTAACTGAGCCAGTAATGCTTTTGGCGCATGCTGGTAGCGCTGCAACGCGCCGCCCTGCCCCAGACAGGCTTTGACCTTAACGCCCTCGCCCACTTCATCGGCCAGCCCCAAGGCCACCGCTTCACTTGCGGTGAGCCACGTTTCGGCATTGACCAAACGCCGCAGCTCCACTTCGTCGATATTGGGCGACTTGGCCTTGTAGGCGGCGATGATCACTTCCAGCGCCTGATCCAGCGCCGTAGCGACCTTGCGCAGATCCTCGGCATCGCCTGCCGCGTAGGTCCACGGGTTGTGGATCATCAGCATGGCATTGGATGCGATCACCACCTTGTGCGCGCCACACACCGCGACGCTGGCCGCGCTGGCTGCCAGGGCATCGACACGCCCGGTGCAACGTTCGCCCAACCGCGACAATGCGTTGTGAATGGCCAACCCGTCGAACAGGTCGCCGCCGATGCTGTTGAACGCCACCACAATCGGCGACACGCCGTCGTCCATCGCTGCCAGATCGCGCACAAACTGGTTGGCGGTGATGCCCCAGGTGCCGATCTCGCCATAGACGTAGACCTCAATACTGCGGGCTTCGGCCTCGCCGCTGGCCTTGAGGCTGTACCAGTGTTTGTTTTGCGGCGGCGTGGGGTCGGCTGCCTTGTTGAAAATGCGTAGCCTGTTCATGGCGTCTCCTTGTCGGCCGGTTCGGTGGGCAGCTCGACGAGCGTTTTGTAGTTGAGGCCCAGCTCGCGGGCGCGTTTTTGGTCAGCGGCGTTTTCTTCGTCGACGGTTTCGGCGTCGTAGCCCTGACGCAGGACCATTTCGCTACGGGAGTTGAAGCCCGCGTTGACTTCCATCATTCGCGCCTGAATGTCCTGCACCGGCTGGATGTAGGCCCAGCCTTGCGGCACCCAGCGGGTGCGCAGGTATTCACGGCGCCGTTGCGCGTAGTCGACCAGTGTCAGGCGCCCGGCGAGCACGGCCATGTCCAGCCACGCCGCGCGCACCGGGCGGCACAGTTGGTGCACGTACACGCCAAATTGCAGTTGCTCCAGACGGCGCCGGAACTCGTTGAGCACCACCCGCAACGCCCGGTCGTTAACCTCGCGCATGTCGCCGGTGAGGATTTCGTACGGCGTGCCGGTCCCGGCCGCAGCGGCCATCAGTTGTTGGCGCATAAAGTCCGGGTAGTTGTTGCCCGCATCCGGCGGTTTGGAGAACTCCACCTCTTCGCCCGGCCCCAGTTCCTGCATGGTGCCCGGTTCCAGCGCGACCATCGGGGTGAAGCCATCGCGGTCTTCGGTCAGCGGCAAGCCGGTGACCGGGTCGCGCGGTTGTTGCGTGGCTTCGGGCGGTGGCCGCGAGATGAAGCCTGCGAACAGGTTGGCCACCTCTTGGCGAAACAGCACCGCGTCGTCGTAATTGTCGAGGCTGCGCAGGCGTTTGAGCACCGGCGCCAAACGCGGCACCCCGCGCAACTGGCCCGGCTCGACCGGTTCAAAGATGTGCAGCACCTGCTCGGCCGGGACGCGCACCAGTTGGTTGTAACCGGCGTTGAGCGACGAGGCGTCACGCGGGTGGACGCGGTACATGTGATAGGCCACGCGCTGGTGGGCCGGGTTGAACTCGATCCCGGCGCGTATGCTGTTGCCGTTTTTGCACGGTTCGAATTTGTCGTGCGGCACAAACTCCGGGGCCAGCACCTGGAGCTGCAATGGCACCGCCAAATCCTCGTCCAGGCCGCGAGGCCGCAAGCGCACGAAACACTCACCGGCCGTTTCCACGGTACGGGCGATCAGTGCCTGCTGGCCGTAGAAGTCGGTCAGGCCATCGGCGTCGGACTCGTCGACCCAGTCATCCCATAGGTCTTGCTGCAACTTGCGCAGGGCATCGTCTTCGGTTTTGGGGCGCGGGGTGATGCCGGTGCCGATCAGGTTGCTGACGCGTTTGTCGATGACGTTGAAGGCGTAGGGATCATTGCGCACCGCCGAGCGCGAACGGGCGCGCAGGTTGCGCAAGGCCGGCGTGTTGAGGCTGTTGATGCCGATGTCCGGCGCCTCCCAACTGGCCGAGCGCCTGCCTTCACCGGCCCCCTCGTAACTGGCTTTGATCCGCTCGGGCAACAGAAACCCGTTGCGGGTCAGGGTTGGATACTGGCGCGCCATTTAAAGCCCCTTGCCTGCGTGATACAGCCGGATCACCCGCGAACGCGGCCCCGTGGCGGCGACCAGCGAACTGCGGATTTGGTCGCGCGCCTTGAGCAGCTCATCGACCGTGCGGTACTCCACGGTGCGGTCGGCGTAGCGCACGGTTTTCTCGCCACGCGCGATGGCCGACTCAACGGCGTCGAGGTGCTTTTGGGTAAAGGACATAATCAGCGTCTCTTGAGGTAGCCGCTGCTGGAGCTGCGACGTTGTGGGGGGCGTGCGACAGGCTGCGGTTGGGCGGCTTGGGTGGCTGTGGGTGGAACCGTTTCAACAGGCTGTTGCGCGGCCGGTGCAGGTGCAGCGACCGGCGCGGCAAGACGTTCGGCTTGTACCGGCTTTTCATCGAACAACCCGGCCTGCGCGAGGGCTTGGCGGATGCGCTCCCAGTCGTGTTCCTTGTAGCGGTTCAGGCCCAGGTAATGCGCCATCGCCAGGTTGTACACCATAAGGTCGAGGGCTTCGTTACGCTCGGCTTTGCCCTTCACCCACTCGATGCGCTTGTGTCCGCGCACGTACCGCGCCACCTTGCGCTCGGCCACGCACTGGTCGAAGAATTCGTCCGGCAAGTCGTTGGCAAAGTGCAAGGCGCCCGGTCCGTCTTCGAACGGGTAGCGGTTGTAGATCCAGTCCTTGGCGGTGTCGGTACCGACGAACCACAGCTCAGCGCCGTTGCGTTCGGTCTGGCCTTTCCAGGTCACATCGACCATTGAAGGGCGCTGAGCGATCACCGGTTTGCCCGGTTTGCTCGCGCCCTTGATGGCGAAGATGTTGCGCCAACGGCGCACGCGGCAGAACTGGTACACCTCGTCGGTGTGGTGACCACCGGAGTCGACGGCGGTGGCCAGAATGCCCAAGCCGACGCCACACGGGTGCGGGTAACGCACCTTGAGTTTTTCATCGAGCACGGCCCAGGTGCGCTCATCCGCCGGGTCGCCCCAGATGATCTGGAAGTCGACGACCCAGCGCTCCATACCCACGCCCCAGCCCATCACCATCAGTTCCAGGCGGTTGGCCTGCACGTCAACCGAGGCGGTGAGCATCAGCACGCGATGAACCATTGCGCCAAGGCCATACGGTTCAAGGCGGGCGCGATCTCTCAAGACAGTTGCTTTGGTTTGCTCTTGGGCGCTGTCCCAGACCCTGGCCAGACGGGTGTTGTAGAACACTTGCATGGGTTCCAGGTCGCCCCGGTTCTGCGCCTTCTTGGCCTTTTCAAACTGTTTGGCCAGCGACGGCCAGTCCATCCAGCCCAGCGGTGAATACAGGGCGTTGAGGTGAAAGCCGATGGTTTCGCCGTCGCCCTGCGCATGGGAGCGCCATTCGCCATGAGCCAGCATCTGGCCCTTGTGGTGTTCTTCGATCAGTACGTCGCAGTCCGGCCCGGCGCATTGGTAATGGACCACGCGGTAATCGGCCGAGTAGTGCAGGTTTTCCCACTCCAATACCTGCATGTGGCCGCAGTGCGGGCATGGCACGTAGTAGTAACGCTGGTCGCTGGTTTCAAACAGGTCAGCGATACGCGACGCACCCTTGATCGTGGGCGAGCTGGAGAAGTAGAACTTGGCGTTTCGGCCGAAGGTACTGCCCCGGGTTTCGGCCAGCTCGATGGGGTCACCCTCTTCGCCCACGTCGACATCCCAGCGGTCGATCTCATCGCCGTAGATGTAGCGCGCCGACAGCTCGGCCAAGTTGGCCGCAGAACCGGCGGTGGTGACGTACAGCGAGCCGCCTTCGAACTCTTTGGTGTCCATGGTGTTGCGCGAGTCACGCGAACGGGTCGCCGCCACGCGTTCGCGCAGCACCGGCGTGGCCTTGATAGTCTTGCCGATCCGTGACGACACCCGCTTGGCCAGGCTCAGGCTCGGCAGCAGGGTCAGGATGTTGGACGGCACCATGTGGATCAGGCCGCCGATCCAGTTCAGCGCGATCTGGGTTTTCATCAACTGCGAAGCCACCATCGTGACCACGCGTTTGCAGGGGTGAGCCGGTGACAGGCAGCGCATGGGCTCGCGTGCATAAGGCGTACGCGAGGTGCGGTACTGGCCGGGCTCGGCGGCGCCGGTGTCACGCGGGATGCGCATGTATTCGTCGGCCCACTGGTCGACCCACAGCGACGGGTCAGGCCGTAGCCCACGGAAATACGCCTCGCGGTACACCTCTGCACCGTTCGGGATTTCCGTGTGCATGGGTTAACTCTTGTGGTTGAGGGCGTGAACCAGGTCAGCCGAGGACATGCGCTCGGCGTCTTCCAGCGAAGCGCGGATCGCAGCGGTGAGGCGGCGTTCGATTTCCCACGGGTCGGTCATGACTGCCAACTCGGGGGCCAGTTGCGGTGGCATGCCCAGCAGTTGATCGCGTAGCAAACGGCCCGCGTTGAAGGCACCGGTTTTCACGGCTTCCAGCTCGACCTGCGAGCCCTGAACCTTGTGGAATTCCGCCTCGGCCAACTGCGCCAGGTAGTACTCGCGGTGGGCTCGGGCCTTTTGGAAGTCGGGTTGCTTACCGGCCGGGCCGATGGCGGGCTGCGGCGCAGCCATGCTCGGCGTGGCTTCGACCAGCGGGGACAACTGGCTGGTGACGTCGCGCTGCACACGATCTGCTTGATGCCGGGCCGTGACGGCGGCTTTGCTGGGGTCGGCCGTTTCACGAATCAGCGCGATGGTGGCATCGACGTTGACCAGCTTTTCGTCCGCCGACAGCACCAGTCGGTTGTTCTTTCGAAGCCAGGTGATGTAACTCGGCGCCTTGCCGATGTGAGCCGCAAAGGCGCTCTTCGACAGAAAGATGGGGTCTGTCACAAGCCCTCCTTTTCAACGGCTTTTCAATGCAAGCCTTTCAATTTCAATGGATTGAATTTCAATAAGCTGCCAGCCCAGCGGCTAACGATTTCCCGCGGGTTTCCTGCCCCGTACCCATGGAAATTCCCCAGGGTCCCCGGCAGGTCCTGAACACGGGAGGATTATTACGAGCGATCCGATGGCGGCACGTCACAAACACCCAGCCGCTTGGCAACCCAACGCTCATAAAGCCCAATGGCCACATCCGCCCCGGCCATGGCCGTGAGGCAGCCCAGTGCCGAAGACGCCCAGAGCGAAACGCCGTTGACGTGCAACAGCATCATCGTCGACAACCCGCACACGACGCAGGCACCGGAGCGCAAGACCAACCGCCGCACCAGTGACCAGCCTCGCGCCCCGTCCTTATCGGCCCGCCACATCTCGCCGGACACTCCACCGATCATGGACAGGACGATCAGTAACCAGATCGGCATATCAGCTAACGCTTGTTGCTCTGTTGTCATGTTTAGCCTCAATCAATAGAACAACGCGGGTGCTGAAAAAAGAAAACCCCGCCGGGGTGGGCAGGGTTTTCAGTGCGCTGGTGTATGCCAGGGCGAGATGCACAGCACGTGCTCGGGTAGCGCTTAGGCGCAGAATTCATATCGTGGGGACGTTTTACCCCTGTTCGGTAAAACCGAAAAGAGGTGTTTTTCGGTCATTCTGCCCTACTCACTTTGACGCAACTTTGACGCAGGTTTGAGGTAAGTCACCCCGACGAGCGGTCAACGCTTAACCGGCTTGGCCCAGCACCGTTGCGCGGGTCAGGTTGGTTGCTTGGCTGCCGCTGCGCCGGGTGTAGCCCCGTGTGGTGCCACTTCGAACGGTGAGGATCAACATCACTTGTTGATGCAACCGCTTCACCCAGTTGCGATACGTTTGGTCTGCCCCCTCGGTAATGTCGAGCAGTCGCATCTGTTCACGTCGCGGCATGGCGGGTTGATGCAAATAACGCAGTCTGGCCAGCTTGGCCAATTGCTTGCCTTTGGTTGACTGACGGTCCAGTTCGGCAACGGCTGCTGCCACTTCGCATGCGATGTGATCCATACCCGCGCCCGCTCCTACCAACAGATCCCGTGAACCTGCCGTGCCCCGAGGGGCGCAGCCGCCGTATTGCATGATCGTAGCCATCGGGCTGCCCAAACCACCGGCCTCGCCAACGTGGCAGTGCTGCTCGCCCCAATGCTGCATCAGTTCTTCGATTTGCTGAATCATCCCCATCTACTCCCTGAAAAACCAACCTGACACAGAAAAGAACCAACCCGACACACACCTAACACACTAAAAAACCTTTAAAAACATAGCCTTAATGCTCTATGTGTTGGGTGTGTCAGGTGTGTTGGGGTTCTTCTCACGCACAAGAAATAATTAACGAACATCAACCTTTGACTGATTGCGCATCTACACACGCCCACATGTGCGAGAAACCCGCCACACCTGACACAATGATCCCGAAAGCCTTTAAAGACGTGGCCTGTAGCTGTGTCAGGTTGGTGGATATAACCCGCCACATCCTCAACACACCCCACACACAATGGGCCGTCATGCTGCGCTGTCCTGTCGCTGACCAAACTTCACGTGTTCCCAACTGCCCACACTCCAGCCGCCTGCCTTGGCTGCTTCGCGCCACGTCACCACCGCAGCACCCAGCCCGGCTGCTGTCAGGGATGGGGGCGGGGAAGGTGCAGCGTCGATACCCGACCAAGGAAAGAAGAAGGTACCGAAAGAACGCCGCGAACCATCCATCCAGGGCTTGCCCTGAATCTTGTCCACTTCTGTGGAGATGAACCCGCTGAACTTGGTATGACTCAAGGTGTGTTCCTTGTTGCGGTGGCACCATTCCAAAAACAACGCGTACAGATCACTGCTGACGCACACGCTGAACGGTGCACCCAGCAGGCCGTTGCGCCACTCACGCAGAAAGGTTTGCCAACTCGCCATGCTCAAATCCACCAAACGCTGACGGGCTTCCGTGTTGGGTGGCCGCGTGCGTTGATCGAAGTCGCCCAGGTCATAGCTGAGTAGATAATCATAAAGCGCCGGGATGCCCTCGTTAGCTAACTCGTACTTCACCCGCTCCTGCTCATCCGGCCCTAGCGTTTCTTTGGGCCAGACCACCAACATGCGTCGGTCATTCTCACCAATCGGCCACGGCATGATCTCGTTGGAAAGAAACACCGCGTTCATGTGGTTGGCTTCTTCCCAACCGTTCACAAACTTGGACTCCATGCGCACCGTTTTGCCGGTGACCATGTGTTTGATCTTGCCCACCTGGTTGTATCTCTGGTCGCGGCTGACCACTTCCTCAAACACGCCGTATAGCTTGTTTGACTGCCACACCGTCCAGCTCGACTCCAACTGCGACTGCCCGACTGTGGCTGCGTATTCACCATAAACTGCGCCCATGATGTCGCTGAGCAACAAGCTTTTACCGCTGCCTTCCATCGTAGAGTGCAGCAACACAGCGGTGTCCATCTTGGCGCCAATGTTTTGCAGCGGGTAAGCCAACCACTTGATCAGCCAGTCCGTGGCAGCTTCGTCGTGGTTGCACAAAAAGCTGAACAGCGAGCGCAGGGTGCGGCATTTGTTCGGCTCATTGATCGGAACCAACGGCAACCCTTCAAAGGTATTGATGTACACCTCGGGGTCTTTGGTCATGCGTGGATCAAACACGATGTGCTCCATGTCTACCGTACGACGATCCGGGCTGTTCAGCCACATGGCGTACGCATCACCCAAGGCCATGCGCATGGCGCCCTCGGGGACTCGGCGGCGGCATTTGATGTCCCATGAATCTTTGGTGCCATCTATATAGACGTAGCGCTCGGTGGGACTCATACCCTCCCCCGACACCTGCTTAAACTTGGCCTCAGCCTTAGCTTTGCTGGCTTGGCGCTCCGCCATGTCGTCAGCAATGACTTTTTTCTGAGCGGACTCAAACCAGTCCTTGGCCAGCGCTTTCGTGACCAGCAACTCAAACGCGGGTTTTTTGATAATCACGCGCTTGAACATGTCGAAAACGGCGGTCTTACCTTCGATCAGGGCGAAGCGCTGGAAGATACGGTCTGCCGTCCACTCACCCCCCCCGCCCCCCTCAGGTGCAGGAGCCGCTGCGCTGGCAGGCATCAATTCGCCCGGTCCGCTGGCATCCTCAGATGGGGTCGGGGGAAGATCCGCAGGTGATGGCCGGGATGATTGCTGCATCCCCAACATCCGCGCAGCGTCTTTAACCGCCTTGGACTGATCACCGCCGTGCTCGAGCAGGCAAAACACCTCAAACGCATCGTTCTGATGACCATTGGCCAGCGGATCAGCGCCGTGGTGCGAGTACAGCTTGTCATCGGCAATGGTGATGCCCGGCAAGCCGGTGCTGCTCTGCGGATAGAGCCACTTGCTGCCGCGCTTGATGTAGCCGTGCGTGCGCAGCAGCTCTTCAACATCATGGCAGCGGTTGAATTCATCAATCACCGAGGGCCGGTTGCCGGGCGCCTGAACAGGTGCCTTGGTCGGCTTGGCTTTGGGCTTTTCAGCCTTCGGTGCCCAAGGGCAAGCTGACTCGGCGTCACGCTTGAAAATGTCCCAGTTCTGCCAAATGTTCAGCAGGTCACTGGTCAGTACTGGCAACCCCTCGGCAGAAGGAGGCGTGCGCCAGGTATAAGGTTTGCCGGTACCCGGATGAATGGAGGGCGGCAACACGTCTTGTACCAGGCCCGCACGCAACTCAAAAACGGTAAAGCGCTTATAGGGCTCAGCCTCGTCGCGCGCGGCGGCTTCGCCCACCAGATCACCCGCTTCTTTTGCTGCTTTGGCTTTTGCGATCAGACCTTTTAAAATCGACCCATCAGGGTCGTTTTCATTGGGCCATGCCAGCGAGTGACGGGTGAGGTCTATTCCATCCGGCACCTGAAACAGGATACGAAAACGCGCCGGGTTACCCACTACGGTCGGGTAAACCAATGCCATTGCGTCCAGGTCCAGGCCGAGAAGCTCGTACAAGACGTGACGTGTCCACTGCACATCGTCCACATCCAGCGAGCATACGCGGCTTGGGCCTAGCACTACGCCAAGGTTGTGCGTTGGGTTTGCTGCCCAAAACGCCTCAGCCGCGCTCGCATCAGTGATGTAGCCGCCGGGTTTATTCCAGCCCAACCCCTTTGGCGCTTTTTCGCCGGGTTCGATGGCCACCAGTGCCAAGTTGAAAGTATCAATGTAGCGTTGTGCCCATGTCGCCATCGGCACAGCTTGAGAGCGGTCAGTCATCTGCGGCGCTCCCGCAACTCTTCGCATGAGATGCAGGTTTCACATCCTTGGACTGCCTGCTGCCTAAGCAGCGGAATGGCCTCATCGCAATCCACGCAAAATTCGGCACTGGCCGTGGCATTGGCTTCGCGTAGACGTTTCTCAAGCGCGCGTCGCGCTAGAGCACGCTGCAAAAACTCATCCACATAGTCGTTAGCCAGATCGACGTCATCAGCCATTGTCGCGATCCTCCATTGCCTGACGTGCGCCGGTCATGATGCCCAGCACCTCACGGATAACGTCCATGCCGCGTTTTTCGAGTAGGGCGACTTCGTGAGCTTCCCAAACGGCATCGGCTACACCGTCGTGCATGCAAGATACAAACTCGCCAGATTCATGAAGCAATTTGCCTACCGCTTTCAACGCTTCTTTTGTAGCAGGCACTGGCGTTGGCTTGTACCAAACGGCACCGGCTGGACGCACTAAGGCATCAAGCAAACGCGGATCAGCCGTGAGGCGAATCACCTCCTCCAGCTCATCCGGCGTCAGCCAGCGGCGCTCTTCATCAAGTTTGAGTTTCTTTTGCAGGGCGTCATTGTCGATCACCATCGCAAACGCTAAAGCGGTGACACCACCCTTATAGGAACGCCCTGCGCGATACAGCGCGTGACGCAATGAAAGCACCGGACCAGCGTCCGGTAATAGATCGATGCGACTCATAACCGTAAAAACCCCTTTTACGGTGTAGCCATAAAGCAGGGCACGCCCTATCCTACGACCACGACCGATGTGCATGTGCTGTGTATCGTCGTCGCTGGACCGGAGGATCTTTGGTGAGAGGCTCCGGTTCAGCACCCTTTTAGCGATGTTGTTTTACTGCTGCATCGCTCTGTCGACCCGGTGTTTCTTTGGTGAGAGGCTTTGGGTCGATGCTTTCTTATGCTGCTTGGTCTGGCTCAAGATCCTTAGGGATACAGAACACGTCAGGTCGAAGGCGAAACCGCGAAACTCCTGTAATAAACTCGGCCCGCACAACCAGCTCTGCAGGCAAAAAGCCTCGCTTCAACCAATACGAAACAATTTGCTGAGATACAGGCCGCCCTGAAGTCGACATGGCTGATGCGAATGCGACCTGGCCTTTAGCGGAATCCACGGCGGCCACTAGTGCCTCGCGCATCTCTGTTTTTGGGCTCATGAAGACCTCAAGACGAAAAGTACAACCGGAAAATACACGCTAATTTGTATTCAGGCAACAAATTAGCGTGTTGGAACCAATACAAAAGGGTTTGTATCCTCCCCGCATGACCAAAACAACGCGCTCACCCTCACCTGTAGCAGCACTGTTCAAGACCCGCAGGAAGGCCCTGAAACTAAGCCAGGTAGCCCTCGCTGATCGAGTTCGCGAACTACTAGGCCCTGATGAAACATTCAGTCAGCAGACTTATGCTGCTTTTGAAGCAGGCAACACCCAGAACACCCGATTTGCATTACAGATAGCTCAGGTGCTTGGGCTATCCATGGATGAAGTGTCTGGCATCAGTCCTACTGCAAAGACGGCGCCCAAATCTGTCACTGCCGATGCGGTAATGCTTGGGCCTATCGAAGTGTGGGATGACGAAACCCCGCTAGACGACGATGAGGTAGAGATTCCTTTGTTAAAGGAAATAGAACTGTCTGCGGGCTCGGGCTGCTCTGCAGTTGAGCACTATTCAAAGTCAAAGCTGCGCTTTGGAAAGATGACCCTAAGACGACAAGGCATAGATCCCGCAAATGCCATTTGCGTGACTGTATCAGGACACAGCATGGAGCCGGTCCTACCCAGCGGCAGTACAGTAGGGGTGGATCAAGGGAAGCAAGACATCAAAGATGGCGATATCTATGCCTTGAGGCATAACGATCATCTGCGTGTAAAAATTCTCTATCGCCTACCATCAGGTGGCATCAGGATGCGAAGCTTTAATCGCGATGAATACCCCGACGAAGAGTACTCCCCAGAAAAAATCCGCAACGAAGACATATGCGTTCTAGGACGAGTATTCTGGTATTCGGTCCTGAGGTAACAAATCAGACAATCAAAAAAAGCCCGTTTATTCGGGTTTTTTATTGTAAATAAAAAATAATACAAATTAACGTGTTGACCAAATTACAAATTGGATTGTAGTCTTTGTCTCGAAACCTCTCACCAAGAGTACGAGCCATGCAGACTACACAGCACAGCGGCACCCGCTGCCGGATCTATGTCCATCCGGCAGCCTGCACCAGTCGCGCTTCAGTTGAAGATATCCAGCGCAGCACAGGCCTACTGGTCATCATCAATAATCCGCAACGAATCGCTTTAGCCGCTAAACACGCTGAAACCCTCGGGCCATTCGGGGGGGACGCAGCATGAAACAGGTACTGATTGGACTCGCAGGCCTTGCCCGCTCGGGCAAAACGACCGCAGCGATGCACTTGGCCAGCACCCATAACTTTCAAACCTACGCCTTTGCAGACCCACTGCGCGAAGGCCTGATGACCCTCTTCAATTTGACCGCGCGTGATTTTGACGACGAACACAAAGAGCAGCCTGTCGACTGGGTAGGCCACTCGGCGCGCGAGTTGATGCAATCGCTGGGCACTGAATGGGGCCGCAATCAGATCCACCCTGATGTGTGGGTGTGGCTGGCTGAGCAAAACCTTGAGCTTCTCGGCCAGATCAACGACACCACCAGCGGCTTTGTGATCAGCGATCTGCGCTTCGAAAATGAGGCCGCTTTCGTTCGGGAAAAAGGCGGCCTGGTCATTCACCTGCTGCGTGCAGACGCACCCCATGTGAACCCGCATATCAGCGAGTCCGGCATCTCCATCCATGACAACGACCTCGTTCTGCATAACGACGCGTCGATTGAGGACATGACCGGTCAACTGGACGAAATCTTCACAGCCCTGTGCGCTCGCGCAGCGGCTTAAGGAGCGCCCACATGAACCGAACCCTGGACGCCACGGCCGCCCTGCTCGGCTTGAAACCACGTGCCTTTCGCACACGATTGCGTGAGCTCGGCATTTTGACCCAGAGCGGTGAGCTGGCCAGCAAGCACCGCGACCAGGGTTACCTGTACGTAGACACCCGTAGTCGCTGGAACACGAACATCAACACCTTCAGCCATTACGCGGTTGTGATGGTGAAAGAACCCGGTGTGCCGTGGCTGAGCAAGAAACTGGGCATCACCCCATCCCCTACCCATAAGGACGCCGCCGCATGAAACAGAACGCAATCACCCAAGCGATAGGCGCCCTGAAGCTGGTCCCGATCTTTGTCAATAACCCCGCGATTATCAGCCGCGCAACGCTTATTGGCGCGTCAGCTGAAGCCGTAACGTTGCTTGAAGCGCTTCCCGCGGTTACGGCGGAGTTGGCTGAGGTATTCCGGTGCGTAGACGCCGTTATTAATGATGGACAAATCGCCTACGTCACACCGACCCGCTGCCCTGAATACCCCTATGGCGCAGTGATCGCAGACAGCAAGGGCCAGATTTGCGCGGCGGCAATGGGTAAAACCAAAGAAGGCCTGGCCGAGTTGATCCGCCTCAAGCTGGTGCCCCAACAGAAGGGGTGCGGGGAGGATGCGGCGTGAGCGACACCCTCGACCAGTTACGAAGGGAGTTCGCCACACCCTGCCCAAGCCTCACAGCAGTCCGCGAACGTTACTTCACGCACATCAGAACTGATCGTTACCTGCTCAGCGAAATAAAAGCCGGGCGCATTGCACTCAAGGTCACCCGCCTGCACCGCTCAAGTCGAGCCAAGCCGGTGGTGTACCTGCACATGTTGGCGGCTTACCTCGACGCGCAAGCGCCCAACCAAGCCGCCTGAGTATTCCCCTGAAATTCAGGGCCACTGCAACCAACGTAAAGAGGCACAGCACATGAGCAAATCACGTCCATTCATCGACACCCTGCGCGATATCGAAGCGGGCGGGCTATTGGATGAACTCAGCGAAACGCAGCACAGCCTGATCGACGCCATCCGCCTGACCGGCAAAGGCGGCGAGCTGACAATCAAGCTCGCCTACAAACCCGATGGCAACGGCCAGATGACCATCAAGGCAGACGTCAAAGCCAAAGAGCCGGCCTTGTCACGCGGCACATCTCTGTTCTTCCTGACTCCTGAGGGCAACCTCACTCGCCGCGACCCTCGCCAACAAGACCTGGCACTTAGAACTGTGGGTGAAGAAAAACCCGAAGTTCTGCGCCAAGTCAGTCAGTAAACACCTCTCGCCTCTCACCATTTGTATTACCCACTGGAGCACATCCAATGCAACAAGCCCTACAACAACTGTTCAGTTACGCTCAGTCCCTCGGCAAACCCGTCGATCACCCAGGGCTGGCCGCGCCAATCGCCCTACTCCCGCAAGATGTCTCGCTCAAAAGCCTTGAGCACCTGCTGCCTGCACCGACCCGTGCCAAACAAAAGCTCACCGTACTGGATGCTGAGTCGTTCATCGACTACGTGAATCGCTTCGCCACTTCGGCAACAGCCGTATTCTGCAACGGCCCGGAAGGACGCACCTTCTCGGCTGTGATCGACTACCACCAGCCAGACTGCCCAGCGTGGCTAGAGCATGTCGCCACCTATCGCTGCCCTACCACTGTCGAATGGGGCCGATGGAAAGAATACGACCGCAAACGCATGGACCAAGCGACCTTCGCCGAATTCATCGAAGAAAACGTGTGGGACATCACCCAGCTAGCCAACGAGCAGAGCGCCCCGGGCGCAGCTGACATGCTGGAAATCAGTCGCACTTTGGAAGCCAAGAAAAACATCACCTTCCGCCAAGGCACCCGACTCGACAACGGCCAGGTGCAACTGACCTACAACGAAGAGATCGACGGCCGTGCAGGCGAAGCTGGACAGCTGCGAATTCCTGAACAGTTCTTCATTGGCGTAAAGCCCTTCCTTGGTGGCGATGCGTTCTGCGTGCCAGCGCGGTTCCGTTACCGCATCCAGGACGGCCGCTTGATGATGTGGTTCGAACTGGTGCGCCCGGACAAGGTTCTTGAAGAAGCCTACAACGCGGTGCGCGACAAAATCCAAGCCGCCATCAGCGAAGTACCGCTTTACGAAGCCACTTTGTAAATAACCACCCGCACCATCCCGCTGCTGGCCTCTCACCAACGATCCCAGTGGCGGGTTTTAACGAGGTACACAGCACATGCACGTACAGCACATAAGCATTGTTTTAGTTGGGATAGGGGCTCTTACTTACTTTACTTCGAAGGCCATTCTCCGATCTTTTTTCTGTAAAAAAATAACTGCTCAAAAACGTTGCAAAACAGGCCTTACAGATTCTGGTGATCTTACATGACCTCAATCAGAAAGCATCGCCTCGACTTCAAAACCCAATACGGCCTCGGCTTCAACCAACAGGATGACGAAATCGTCGTGGACTTTTTCTGCGGCGGTGGCGGCGCCGGCACCGGGCTGGAAATGGGCCTTGGGCGCGCAGTTACAGTCGCCAAAAACCACAGCCCCGCCGCGATCAGTATGCATACCGTCAACCACCCGCATGCGAAGCATTTCACCACTGATGTGTTTGAGGGCGACCCGGATACCGAATGCAGGGGCCGGGCCGTGGGTTGGTTCCATATGTCGCCGGACTGCACCCACCACAGCCAGGCAGCAGGTGGGCAGCCACGCAAGCGGGAAATTCGTAATCTGTCGTGGATCGGCCTCAAGTGGGCAGGCGTGAAGCGACCCCGGGTGATCAGCTTGGAAAACGTGAAGCAGATCCTGCACTGGGGACCGCTTGTGGCGAAGCGCTGCAAGTCGACCGGGCGCGTCATCAAGTTGGGTGGCGGGGTTGCCGAGGCAGGCGAAGTTGTACCGGTTAACGAACAGTTCTTGGTACCCGATCCAAAACGCCGAGGCCAAACGTGGGCAGTTTTCGTGGCTGAATTGCAGCGCTTGGGTTATGCCGTCGAATGGCGTGTGATCAAGGCCTGCGACTTCGGCGCACCGACCAGCCGGGAACGTCTGTTCATGATCGCACGGTGCGATGGTCAGCCTATCGTGTGGCCGGAGCCCACTCACGCAAAGAACCCCGCCAAGGGTCAGCAGAAGTGGCGCACTGCCGCCGAGTGCATTGACTGGACCATCCCGAGCAAAAGCATCTTTGGCCGTAAAAAGGATCTGGCCCCAGCCACCCTGCGCCGCGTTGCCAAGGGCATGCGCAAGTTCGTGCTCGATGCTGCCAACCCTTTTATCGTGCCGATCGCGAACTGGTCCGGGGAGAGCGTGCAGTCTGCGGGCGAACCGCTGCGCACCGTGACCTCCTACCCCAAGGGCGGAGCCTTCTCAGTGGTCAGTCCGGTGATGGTTGCTGCCGCACATGGCGAAGGCAAGCCCGGTGGCGTTCAGCGCTGGGGCGCCGGAAGCAAGTCTGCCGGTGAACCGCTAGCTACTGTCACCGCAAGCGGCGGGCATTCACTGGCTGCAGCCACATTGGTGCAACTAGGTAATGGGGATAAGCCAGGCTCAGCCCCGCGCACAGCCAATCTGGCCGAGCCTCTCGGTACCATAATGGCATCCGGCGGAAAGTACGCCGTTGCCGCTGCGCACCTGGTCAAATTCAGATTTGCCGATGAAGGCAAAGCCCTGGACGAACCCCTGCCAACCATAACCAGCGGCGGAAACTACAAGCGCCCTGCCGGAGCTGCGCATGCAATGGGAATTTCGACTGTGTTCATGGCCCAGATGAATGGCGGCTTCAATACAACCGCCGCCAAAAGCATGGACGACCCCATGACCACAGTGACCAATACCGGCAGCCAGCANCAACTGGTCACCGCNAACCTGGTGCACTTGCGCGGTAACTGCGATGCGCGTGATTTGAATGACCCGCTGCACACCATCAGTGCCGGCGGTACACACCACGGATTAATGACTGCATTCCTTGAGCGCCAGTTCGGCGCAAGTGTCGGGCAATCCGTAGATGAACCAGCTCCAACTATCACAGCGGGCGGTGGCGGCAAAAGTTCTCTGGTTGAACTGCAACTGTCGCCGGAGATTGAAGCCGGTGCACTGAGGGTCGCGGCATTCCTGATCAGCTACTACGGCACCGAGAATGTGAGTGACGCCAACGAGCCAGCACCAACTATCACCACCCGTGACCGCCTGGCACTGGTCACCGTGACCATCAAAGGGACGCCGTATGTGATCGTCGATATCTGCCTGCGAATGCTGCAACCGGCCGAGCTGTACAAGGCCCAAGGTTTCCCGCCCGACTACATCATCAGCCACGGCGCCGACGGCAAGCCATTCACCAAAACCCAGCAGGTTCACATGTGTGGGAACAGCGTCAGCCCGCCGCCGATGGCTGCACTTGCCCGGGCGAATGATCCATGGCGAGCAATCGAGCGTCAGGCGGTGGCAGCATGACTGCCGCTGCCAAAATCCTCGACCCCTGCTGTGGCAGCCGCATGTTCTGGTTCGACAAAGGCGACCAGCGCGCCCTGTTCGGCGACATTCGAGACGAGCAACACGTGCTCTGTGATGGCCGGGCCCTGAACGTTGAGCCCAACGTCATCATGGACTTTCGCACCCTACCCTTCGCTGACGGTGCATTTAAGTTGGTGGTGTTTGATCCACCGCATCTGACCAGGGCTGGCCGTGATAGCTGGCTGCGTGCCAAGTACGGCCTGCTCACCGATGACTGGCGCGACGACTTGGCCAAGGGCTTTGCGGAGTGCTTTCGCGTATTGGCCACCGATGGCGTGTTGATCTTCAAGTGGAACGAAACACAGGTGAAGGTCAGCGAAATACTGGCACTCACTGATCAGCAGCCACTCTTCGGCCATAAGTCCGGCAAGCGTGTGAACACGCACTGGATGACGTTTATGAAGCGACAAGCACTCAGCTACCCACCAACCCCTTATAACTCAACCACCCTGCCGGTGATCGGCGGGTGAGGTATCTCTATGTCTGCAATCCTTCAGCGATTCCATCAGGTAGCAAACGACGCACTCGTAAAGATCAGCTCTCACTGTCTACCCGCCGCCAAAATAGCACTGGTGATTTACACCCCAGGCAAGCCCGAGGAAGACATCATCCTCAAAGATCAGGGCCTCGATGACAACGAAGTCGTCAGCTCTCTGCGCCGACGAGGCCTAAGCATCGACGGCGACAATGCCTACAAGCGCGACCTCTGCAACGCGATTGTAGGCACCTTGGCTTTTGGCGCCCAAGACCGGTGCCCGCCACCGGAGGGTCATTGGGCTCAGCGGTTCTGGGACATGGGACGGGGCTCAGCCTCAAATACCGAAGAGCTGGTATCGGCGCTGGAATTAGTCACCGACTGCCTAAGCAAGGCGCTCAACGGTGGCGAAGTGTCAGCAGCGAAGGCTGGAAGCGCACTCGTGACTGCATCTGAGCTAATCAGCAAACAAAAAACCTAATAACTCACCTTCTGCCGCCCAGCGCGGCTGGCATGGAGTATTTCACATGGCAAACGCAATAGCAGAAAACATTGATCGCTTCCTTCGCATTGAAGAGGTGCTGCACACCACCGGCCTGGGTCGAAACACGGTTTATCGACGGATCAGAGAAGGAACATTCCCAAAACAAGTTAGAATAGGCCCCAATTCGGTCGCCTGGCGCCATTCAGCAATAGCTGAATGGATGACATCAATTACGCCCAGCAACGACCAATCAGTACATTGATAAGTACATCAAAAACCATTAGACCCGCAGAGCCCTTTAAGGGCCTGCCTTACAGGCAAACCAGTGGAAATTTTCAAAGAGTTTACCTTCGAGTCGGCGCACCGCCTGCCTTTCGTTCCGCAAGGACACAAATGCGGACGCTTGCACGGCCACTCATTCAAAGTAGCGATCCATTTAAGCGGTGAAATAGACGCTTCGACTGGCTGGATTCGGGACTTTTCTGAGATCAAAGCGATTTTCAAGCCTCTCTATGAAGTGCTTGATCATAACTATTTGAATGACATTCCTGGTCTGGAAAATCCAACGAGCGAAGTGCTTGCCACGTGGATATGGCAGCAGTTGAAACCTTTGCTGCCAGAGTTGTCAGCAATACGGATTCACGAAACCTGTACCAGCGGTTGCATTTATCGCGGCGAGTGATTTCGAAGTTAGCGGTTTGTTTCATCGTAACCTGCGAGCAGTGTGTTCGCAGGTTTTTTTTGACCAAAAAACGGGTTTAGCCTCGTCAATTGAGGCCGTCGGAGGCGTGTAACTCCTCTTGAGGAATGGGATTCCCCGTAGAAATACCTGAAGGCTTTTTTTAAGGCAAAAAAACAAAATCCCCGTCTGCGTGAGCAGACAGGGATTTTGGAATTTAA